CGCGATTCTTTCCGACCAACTTTAACGCTATAGACGACACACCCAAAACCATGTAATATCCCAAAAGCACAAGGGCGATTAAGCCACTGGACGCGAGGACGATATGAACAAGGACCCATCACCAGATACTAGGTTCAAGGCAGGAGTGTCTGGAAACCCAGGCGGCAAAGTCAAAGGGCAGCGCGAAGCCGAGATAAAAGCGGCTGAAATATCCGCAATAATGCGCCTTAAAATCCTATCCTCATTGCAGGCTAAGTTCCAAGCCGACAAATTGACCGACGACGACTATGCTTTGTTGCTATCGGCAGGCACGTTAAACTTGTTCAAACAGAGCGAGGACCGCGCGCACGGAACGCCAAAGCAATACGTTGACAGCACCAGCAGTGACGGCAGCATGACGCCAACCAAGATTATTCGTGAGTTGGTGACGCCGAAGGAAACAAAGGAAAAGCCATGACTAATCCAATTCAAATTTCAAACGTGTGCGGTGGTCCAACCGGATGCCCTACGTGTGGCGCGGATGACGTGTTTGTTGCGACAGATGGGAAGGGCCGACCACCAAACAAACAGGACCCGCGCGGAAAGCCTGAAACGTTTTTAGGTTACGATTGCCGAGCATGTGGTCAGCAACTGCGTTTCTCAATTCTAGCGCCCGCCTAAATGGCGCGCGACCTACGCATCCCAACAGCAGCGGTGTTTGAGCCATTGCTACACCCTGCACGCTATAAAGGCGCGTGGGGTGGCCGTGGGTCTGGCAAGTCGCACTTCTTTGGCGGGCTGGCTATTGAGGACGCGCTGCGGTTCAAGGGCGACCACGGCACCGGTTTGCGCATGGTGTGTTTGCGTGAGGTGCAGAAATCGCTCAAGTTCTCGGCCAAGTCGCTGATTGAACAAAAGCTGATCGACTTTGGTCTTGGTGAAGCGCAGGGGTTTCGCGTCTATCGTGAGCAGATTGAATTGCCTGGCGACGGCGTGATGATATTTAACGGCCTGCAAGACCACACAGCGGATTCGGTAAAAAGTCTCGAAGATTTCCACAGAGCATGGATCGAAGAAGCCCAGAGCGTGTCTGAGCGTTCGCTGACATTGTTGCGCCCCACGATCCGGTCCGAAGGCTCTGAGATATGGGCAAGCTGGAACCCATCATTGCCAACCGATGCCATAGACATGATGCTGCGCAGTGACAAGACGCCCAAGGGGTCTGTTGTTGTCCGTGCTAACTGGTCAGACAATCCTTGGCTAACGCGCACGCTTGAGGACGAACGCCGCGACGTTATGGCTATGTCACCAGAGCGGTACGGGCATGTCTATGAGGGCGAGTATCAGAGCGTCACAGAGGGCGCATACTTCGCCAGCCGCTTGACTGAGGCACAACTAAGCGGACGCATCGGCAACGTTTACCGCGACCCGCTGATGAAGATATACGCAATCTGGGACATTGGCAGCACGTCCAACGCGGCAGACGCCACATCAATCTGGATTGTGCAATTCATAGGCGATGAGGTCCGCGTGCTGAATTATTACGAGGCAATCGGGCAGGCGTTTGATGACCATGTTCATTGGCTGCGCTCCAACGGGTACGAGGACGCGGTATGTATCCTTCCACACGACGGACGCAAGCACGACTTTGTTCACACCATCACGCCACAGGGCTTTCTAGGCCGCGCAGGGTTTACCACAGACGTTGTGACCAATCAGGGCAAGGGCGCTGCATTGCTGCGTATCGATGCGGTGCGGGCTTTGTTGCCGAGGTGCCGGTTCAATGACACCACGACAGAAAGCGGGCGTTTGGCCTTGGGCGCGTATCGCCAGAAGATTGACGATGTGCGCGGCGTGGGCTTGGGTCCGGTGCATGATTGGGCGTCACACGCGGCAGATGCGTTTGGCTTGGTTGCTGTCTATGCAGAGCGGGCGAACACGGTGAACAAGCGCCAGCCATTGCGGCGGAACCTCAAGGGTGTCGTTTAACCGTTTGACAGATGCGCGGCGCGGGCGTAGGGTTAACCCGAACAAAGGAGAATGACATGACAGACAACCCCAGAATACTAGCAGCACGGGACCGCGAGTCATACGGCTGGAAGTTGGACTCGTTGTCTAACTTGCAACATGAAGAAGCAGCAGCCCGCCGCGCAGATTGCGCGCGCATCTACAAGCGCAACAGCAAAGAGGCACTGCGAAAACTCATCTACGACACGCCGCCCGATGACACGCCGTTTGTGTCTGAAGTTTTGCGCGATAAGGGAGAATGACATGACACAGCCAAACAAGTGTAAAGACTGCAAGTTTTACAGCGAGTCGGAAAAGACTGTATTTGTTTTGGGCCTATTTGAACCAGGTCATGAGTTAACACTTACAGAAACAAAATGCTGGCGGCATCCAGAACACGTCAAGGTAAGCGAAGACCACTGGTGTGGCGATTACGCCCCTAAATAACAACGTTGTTTAGACAGCCCCTATGTGGTAAAAGGCCCCAAAGATAGGGGCTGACAATGGCAGACTACGACCGCAGCGCAACAGGCCCGCTTCCAGTGGATGCAGGTCCGCGCCGTGCTGAAAGCATATTCGACCTTTCCCCCGAAGACTTCCGCGCATCGCTTGGCGAAATGCAGGCGCTTGGTCACGACACCGACGCGCTGATACGACAGTACCGTGCGCTCAACAGCCCGTTTGCAGGTATCAACAACGCAGCGGCAGCACAACAACAGGGCTTGGCCGACAGCGGGCGTCGTTCCGTTCTCGGCGGCTTGCTATCAAAGCCAGAGGGCGCGATGGGCATGGATGCGCTTGCGGGCCTTGAGTTTGAGGGCTTGGGTGGCTTGCTCGGCGCGGGGCAGGCGGTTGGTCAGGCGATTGACGCACCAGCAGCAGCAGCGCGGGGATTAATCCCGCAGGCTGATGTAAACATGGAAGCCCTAAACACAGCAGGCTTGGCTATGGGCGCGGGTGGGGCTGTTACGGCTCCGCGTGGTGCGTTGCGGTCAGGGTTGCCGCGTGAGGTGGCAGAAAGCCCCGCACAGGGCGTCGCGCGACTATTGCGGGATGGTAGGGCGTCGGAGGTCACAGATGACGTGCTAGCGCGCTTATCACCAAACGATAACGCCGAACTATTCCGCCTGTATGATGAGGGCGCGACGGGCATGGACTTGCCAATGGATGATTTTTCACGACTTGCGCGCGCAGATGCGGGCGGGTTCAAGCAGGGCTTGCTTTATCATGGCAGCGATAACCCAAACATAACAGCCTTTGACCCAAGCAGGGGCGCAGAGGGATTGCCAGCCACATTTCTGACAGACAGCAGACGGGTGGCGGAAACATACGGCAACAACGTGGGCGAATACCTTGCGCGGGCAGATTATCCCGCCGAGTTCTATTTCGATGGAAGGTCAACGACCAATTTCGACAACCAATCACTAACGCCGGGTGGCTTGGTTCGCAGCGTAAGGGATGCGGCTGATGATGCTAAAACCTACGGCTCTGAGACTGACACAGACTTGGCGTTTGATTTGCAAAGCGCAGGCATAGACCCAATGTACGCAGATGAAATTGACTCAGTAAGGATGCGCAGCGTCGTTGACGATTTTGGATTTGGCGGCGATCCAGCGAATAACCTAGCAGTTTTTGACCCGTCTAATATCCGTTCCCGTGCTGCACGTTTCGATCCACGCCTATCCAGCAACGCGAACCTCCTAGCCGCCAACGCCTCCCAATCCGGCGGGCTACTCGGCGCTGGTCTAAGCGAGGCACAACGCCAAGCGCGTGACATCCTAGACATGCGCGCGGCAGGCAATGCGCGGAGCGTTACCGACGATATGATGGCGCGGGCTGACGACCAGTATATGTTTGACAACACGCCGTTGGACATGGGTGAGGCGAGCAGGTTGGCAAGGGCGGATGCTTCGGGCAGAAGCGAGCGCGCATACCACGGCACGGGTTCAGATATAACCACGGCAAGCCCTGACATGGGTGGGGGAGCGAGAACAGGTACGGGCTTTTTCTCATCAAGGTCCCCAGCCACATCGGAAACTTATGCGCCATATAAAGGCGGCGCTGTTTATCCACTTATGAGGCGTGGAGATAGCCAGATTGTAAGCGCAGACAATCAGGCGTGGAACAACATCGAAAGCCCCGTCTATGCTTATGACCCCGTTAACTTTGGCGATACGGAGTTAATTGATGAATTTGGGCGCGCGTCAACTGATGATATAGCCCGCGCTGCTAGGCAAAGCGGTATGGACTCAATATCAATTCAAGACGTTTCTGATCGCGGTCCAAGGGCTTACGGCACTACAGATTACCCTGATTACGGCACTGTAAATGTGGACTTTAACCCGTCCAACATTCGCAGCCGCTTCGCCCGCTTTGATCCAGAGTTCTCGCACCTGTCGAACCTAAGCGCGGCAAACGCATCACCAACGGCGGGTCTGTTGGCAATGCAGCAAGAGCAAGACAAACCACTGCCATTCATGGAAATGCTGCGCGGCTTGCTTCGTTAGTGCAATGTGTGGTATAAAGTCAAGGAAATAGGGGCTAAATATGCAAAACGGTAACGGATACCAAGGCTTTGGTGATATGATCGACGGCGGTGGCATGGGTCGGTCAGGCCAGTCATTCGAGGGCGGCGGACTGTTGAGCATGATAGCCAACATGATTGCCAAGCCGCGCGGTAGTCAACAAAGGCAACCAGAGCCGATGGGCGGGCTGTTATCGCCACAAGCACGGCCAGCCATGCCAATGCAGCCGCAGACAATGCAGCCACAGTTTCCCAACACGCCACCACCCGGCTTTCAACCCCCGACGCAAAACCCGCACCCGCAGATGTATCAGCCACCAATGCAGCCGCCAATGCAATACTCAGGGCGCGGGTCTGTTGGTATGCCGTCACAGCCCACACTTGGCTTTGAGGAATTTGTCATGGGCCTGGGCCCGTCCGCAACAACGGTATCGCCTGACGTTCTGCGCGAGGCTTACCGCTTACATATGTCTGGATATGGACAATGAGTTTATACGGTAACATCGCGGCCAAAAAGAGCCGCATCAAATCAGGCTCAGGCGAAAAGATGCGCAAGGCAGGGGACAAGGGCGCACCAGCTAAGGGCGCGTTTAAGGCGGCGGCTAAGACTGCCAAGAAACCAAAGAAGGGCGGTTACTAATGGCTGTAGGTTCAAAGCACTACCTGCCCAACGGCAAGGAACACAAAGGCCCCATGCACAAGGATGCCAATGGCAAGCCTATGTCGGGCGCAAAGCATACGGCGTCAAGCAAGTTTCTATCGCACAGGAAGCCAATGGCGAAGAAGGGCAAGAAGTAATGGACAAGCTAAGAGGACCTTTTTTCGGCTTATCGCGGCGCACGTTCACGCAAAACGACATTGAAAAGATTGCGCGGCACATGACCGACGCTTTGGCTGAATACTTTGCATGTAAAGAGGGGTATGGCGGATGACGCTAACAACATACGCAGGATTGCAATCAGCCATTGCCGACTTCCTTGACCGGCAGGACCTCACTGCAACAATCCCCACATTCATCGCACTGGCCGAGGCTCGAATATCCCGCGACCTTGCGCACTGGAAGCAAGAGAAGCGCGTCACGGCAGTATTCAACGAGCAGTTTGAGTTGATCCCCAACGACTTTATTGAGGGCATGTCTTTGCAGCACGTTGACGGCGGGCGCATTATGACAATGGCCGCAACCGAAATGCACGAGCGGCGCGGCGGTGTAAACTACGTGGCGGGCAAGCCAACCAGTGTACGGCTTACCGCTGGACAGTTTGAACTATACCCAACGCCGGACCAAGCCTATAACGTGTCCCTTTTGTATCGTGGCCGCATCCCCGCGCTGGCCGACGATAACACGTCAAACTGGTTGCTGTTAGACGCGCCAGACGTGCTGCTGTATGGCGCTCTTAGCCAATCTGCACCCTACCTCAAGGATGATTCCAGGTTGCCAATCTGGGCGGCGCTTTACCAATCGGCTGTTGATTCATTAAACGCGGAAAGCAAATCGGCCAAAAGCATTGGCACGATGCGAATGGGCATACCAAGGCAGATTGGAAGAAACACAGATGGTTGAGACAACTTACACGGCCACTGCAATTGATGGCACAACTTACACGCAATCGGCGGGCATGGACGGCGTTGTCACAACTGATAACGTGGCGGAACTGGCAGGCCAAACGGTTGAGGCGGCGGCAGCGGCAAGCATAGACGCGGCAAGCGCGGCGGCAAGCGCGGCATCGGCGGCTGCATTGGCTGCTGTTTTATCTGTAAACTCAACCACCGTTACAGCGGCGGGCGCTTTGATGGATTCGGAACTAACTTCGATTGCAGACATCAAGGCTCTTGACCAGAGCGTAATTAGCGGTGCAACGCCTACCTTTGGCATTGGCAGTATGACGATTGACGATACGAGCCTTGTGGTAGCTGACACCACCGACTTGCAAGCTTTCGTAAGCAAGACAGACGCGGCCCTGCTTAAGGCGCGCGGCACGGGCGTAACAAGCTCTTATGTATCCACGGCGGCAGAGGGCGGAACCACGTTTGCCCAGCCAGCGGTCAACGGTGAAATCTACAGCGATCAAGGATACTTTGCGATATCATACGCGGGCGCAACGGGCATCACGGTTGCAACTTTGTCCTCGGCATCAACCTACGTTTACGTTGATAACGCTGGGAATTTACAGCAGCAAACCAGCACGCCGACCCGCCAAGACTGGTCGCGCAAAATGTTTACCATGC